AACGTCACGACCTCGCGCACGATCGCGACCTGTCCCCAATGCGGCATTTGGTGCTGCACGGCGAAGCGATCGCCCGGCAGCACTAGCAACCCCTCTAGTTCCGTGTCGAACTGAACCGTCTTGCGTTGCAGCGCGCGGCGGTTCAGGATCAGTTGCGCATACTGCGCGGCAGTGCCCTGGTCGGTGCAGCCGAATAACGAAACCTGTTCAACGTCGGTCGTGTCGGGCAACACGACGAAATCGGTTGCGAACGAATCGGGGCGCCGGTATTCGACGCGCACGCCCTCGGGCGCCCCTTCCTTATCGAATTCGTAGCCGACCGCTAGATTGCTGGTGTTCGCCTCGGTGAACATCGCGGCGCGCGTGTCTTTGACGCTGTCCACCTGAATCGACATTACCTGACCGATCGGCAGCGGGCCGGCTGCCACGACCTGCACCGTCAGGTTTAGTGCCTCGATGATGGTCGATTTCTGCGCGAATACGGCGTTAAACCCGTTGTGCAACGCCCACGTATCGCGGCAGGTAATCAGCGTCGGCAAATCGAGTTCCGATCGCGGTCGCTTGGCGCCGTAGTCCGCCAACATCACGTCGGCGAACGCGTTGGCCGGATTGCTGGTCGGCACTAGCGGACCGTCGAGGTCGTCCACCTCGTGCAATAGCCGCGTGACCCGGAAGCGAATGCGCGAGGTGGCAGCCGACGCAACGCCGTTCGTTGCTTTGATGCGCACCGCCGCGAGCATTACGTCGCCGTAGGTGATGATCGGATCGCCGTCGCTGTCCGTGGCTGGCCGGCGTTGTACTTTGAATTTCAGCCCGGCCCATGCGACCTTATCGGCGACGTTCAGGTTATCGCTGTCGGCGGTCAGCCGCGTGACGCGCACGCGATAGCGGTCGGGCGGCACGTCATACGACAGCGTATAGCGGCGCGGCGTGTTCGTTGAATCGGTGAACGTGTGCGACAGCGACACCGGCGCGGCGATCGGGTTGCCGTGCGCGTTTATGCGTTGGTAGTCGATTTGCAGTTCAACGCTTGTCGCCTCTAGCGCGCCGGTCGAACTGTTCGCCGAGTAGAGTCCGCCGGCGAACACGAAATCGAACATCAGCCGATCGCCGACTAGCCCGGGCTTGCACGCTTCAAACCAACCGATCGCGAGTTCGCCGGGCGCCGGCGTGTAGACCGTCGAGGGCGGCAGCACCGAACCGAACGGATACGGCGGCGCCGAGTAGGCGACCATTTGCACGTCCACATAGCCGACGTAAGGGGCGCCGCCCGATTCGCCGCCGGTGATCCCCGAATAGGCTAGGTAACTGTATATCGTGCCTAGCGGTTCGCTGCCGTGTGCTTGCAGCCATGCGACCTGCGCCGCCGTGTCATCGGTGCCCGGCGGCGCCATCGTGTAATTTGGCGGACCGGGATAGTCCGGCCCGATCGCGCGCCAGTAGAACGGCGGCGGGATCGTGCGCGGCGCGTTGCTGCTGACTTCCTGATCGCCGACCTCGGGCGACGTGACGACGTTTTCGAGGATGCCGGTCCCGTCTTCAATCGTGCCCTCGCGCATCGCGTGTTGCGTGCTTGTGAACGCCTGCCAAAACACGACGCCATCGGGCAGCGCGCGCACCGACGAGTCACCGACCAACATATCGGACACGACGTATTCGCCCTGACCGATCACGAGGATTTCGTTCAGATACTGTTCGTTATCGACGAATTCCGTATAGGGCTGTGACCCGAAATCCGGCGTTTGAATGAACGTGCCATAACCGACCGGGACCGGTTCGCCGAGGCGTGCCGCATTCTGCGAACCGCTGATCGAATAGACGGGCGACGCCGAGGGCTGATCCGTTAGCGCCGTGGGTTCCTTTGGCGCAAAGATCATCGACACGGCGAGACTGATCGCTAGCGCAATCAATGCCTGCACCGCGTAGGCGGCTAGTTCCTCTATACCTGCCGGCGTTATCAGCAACAGCACATGATCGCCGGCGCGCAGTTCCAACCCCTCGCACGCATCGGGCGTGATCTGTTCGCCGTTGAACAGCACGGTAAGCGAGCCGGGCGGACCCGCCGGCCAACGCTGCATCAGCCAATCGGACAGCACGCACGGCGTGCCGATCGATTCGATTTCCCGTTCGGTCAGCCGCAGCGGGTTCGGGATCGTGACGACGGTTGCGGTCACGCGCGCCACCTCGCAAACGCCACGCTAGGGTGCGTCGCCTCAAATAGCGCCATGTTTTGCACGACGCACCCAAGCGTGCGCGCCGCGTGCAGCACCGACCCGCGCCAATGCAGCCCGACGTGCCCGCCTCGGCGATCGAACACAAAACACCAATCCTCGGGCCGGGCTATCCAATCGCCGTGATCGACGGCGACGCCGCGCACGAGGTCTGCCGTTTGCGCGTGCGTCAAGTGTTCGACCGCGTAATCGGGCAGCGCAATTCCGCCGCGCCGGTAGACCTCTACGCACACGCCCCAACAATCGAACGCGTCCGGCCCGCGCGCGCCGTGCACGTAGGGTTTGCCGATCAAATCCTGAACGTCGGCGATGGTGATGCCCAATAGATTGGGGTTCATCGGTTCAAGCCCGGCCAACGGTCTATGCGATAGACCTCGCGAGGAAACGACCGGTTAAGCACGTCGGTCCGGCCGGCGGTGCCGCTGACGACCTGCGCGTTTGCCGTCACGTTCGCGAACGACAGTTGCAGCGGCACGTTAGCGGACCCGGCGTCGGGGTCGCTTTCGATGAACAGCCGCAGCGTTACGCTAATGCGCGTCGTGGGGTCGCCGTTGGCGCGTTCTAGTTCGTCGGTAATGACGCGGTCCACGTTTTGCAACGCTAGCGTTGCATCCTGCGTGCCCTTGCCGTCGATGCGCGGCAGCGTCAGTTCGAAATACGCCGGCGCATAGGTGAACGTGCCGGGTTCGGGATCGGTCGCCCCGTGCGCGAGGTCCATCGCGACCGGGCGATTGATGATGCGGTGCGTTTCGGCGAACAGCGGATGTTCAAGCGTGATGCCCCAAAGCGGCGACGCGAGGTGCGGCGCCGACGCCAGTATGCGCTGCGCTGCGGCGTTGTATTGCGGCGCGGGCATCTAGCCTCGCGCACGCCCGAGGGCGTAGGTCGATTCGATCGCGCCGGATACCAACGAACCGCCGTTGCGCACGTCCGCTGCAATCGCGCGTTTTGTGCGTTCGATGATGATATCGACCTGCCTGCCGTCCGGCGTTGCCTGCACGTCTACCTGCGCGCCCGCATTGTTGTGCACATTGATCTGCACGCCGTTGCGCCCGTTCACGTCGGACGCCGGGCGCGGCGTCATGGGTCCGAGCCCCGACGCGGTCGCGGCGATCGCTGCATCCGTCGAGGCGAACGCCGACACGCCGCCTAGCGATTCCGGGGAGGTCGCGACCGCTTGCGTGCTTGCCGCACCGGCGGCGGATAGGATGCCCTCGGCCGATGCGCCCTCGCCGGGAAACAGCAGGTCGATTATGTATTTCTTCGCCCACAGTTGCAGCAATTGGGCAATGATCGATTGGATTGCATGCTTGAACGCCGCCGATGCGTCGGTGGACCCTTGCGCAAGCGTGTCGAAAAATTGCTTATAGCCTTTCGTCAAAACGTCTAACTCGTTTGTCTGGTCGTGCGCGACCTGCGTTCCCTGTTCGACAACGCCCTTTGCGGCTAGCTGCGCCTCGGCGTATTTTTTCTGCGCCTCGGTGCCCGCGACTAGCCATTGAATCAATACCGCGATTTCCTCTGACTGACGTTGCAGTTTGTCGTTAACGTCCGCCATCGCTTTGTCTAGGTCGTTGAGGATTTCGAATTCGTGCAGTTCAATGTCCGCCCATTCGATCCCCATTTGATTTGTTTTCGCATAGTTTTCGACTAGCTTGCCTAGTTCGTCGTTGTGCTTTTGCAGGTCTTTCGTTAGACCTTCCTCGCCCTCGCGTTGCAGCCGGTACGACGCGACGAGGTCGGCGAACGCGCCGCGCAGTTTCAGCAGATCATCGGTATCGCCATCGGTGACCGCTTTGCGATTCGCGCGCCGTGCCTTTTCGGCGTCGTCCGCTGCCTTTTTCGATTTCTCTAGGTCCGTGATTAGCG